CGCAATAATTAACATAGCAGATTTGCCAAATATTGACTTTTCACAAGTAGGCGAAACCAACGAAAACACGATTAGAAAATCTTTAGACGAATCGCAGTTTGTAATTAAGTACAATTCAGTACCTTCGTTTATAACTGATGGCACTATTACACCAGTAGAAACTTTAAGTCATTCAGAGGCACTTATCTTGATGGCAACTGAAGCGTGGAGCGAACCAATAGAAATAGAATAATGAGACATACTAACGTACTTGCAGTATTATATTTTGTTAGTGGCTACTTTGCTGCTATAACAATGTTGTTTAGTACACAATTACACTTACAAGCCTTTGCAGTTTTCTTTGTAATTTACCTAACTTATATGCTTGTAGAACAACTTGAACAATGAAAGAACAGTTACTTTTGCTGATTACTAAAACTAAACTATATTCAATGGAACTATTAGCTATTGTCAGCAGCTTCTTTTTGCCTATTTACGGCATATTAATTTTAATCTTTTTTTGTATTGTGTTCGATACGATTACAGGAATTTGGAAAGCCAAAAAAACGAAAACACCTGTAACCAGCCGAAGACTTTCGGCAATTATTTCTAAAGTGCTTTTATACGAAGCTACCGTTATGCTATTTTACTTAATGGACTTTTACTTATTGAATGACATAGTAATGACTTTCTTTAGTGTTGAGTTGCTTACTACTAAAATACTTGCTTTAGTTCTTGTTTCTGTAGAAGTCATTTCTATAAACGAAAACTACAAAGCCGTGAAAGGAATCGACTTGTGGGCATCGCTTAAAAACTTATTTGCAAGAGCAAAAGAAGTCACACAAGACTTTAAAAACGTGAAAAAAAATGGAGATTTGTAAGACTTGTAGGCAACCTATCAAAAACACATCTAAATTTTTATGGATATTTGACAACGGACACGGTGGTATTATTGATGGTATTTATCAAACTGCTGGTAAGCGTTCACCGATTTGGAGTAATGGATTACAACTATTTGAAGGCGAATTTAATCGAAGCATTGTAGACAGGTTGGTAAAGCTTTGCCAAGATGCAAACATTGACTACGTTAATTTAGTAGATACAAACCTTGATATTAGTTTGCCTAAAAGAACGGCAAAGGCAAATGAAATTTACAGAAACACGAATAAGCCTTGCATATATGTTTCTATACACGCAAACGGATTTACTGAAGAAACTGCAAACGGCTGGGAAGTCTACACAAGTAAAGGCGAAACAAAAAGCGATGAAATAGCTACTATTTTATTTGAAAAAGCACAAGCCGAGTTTCCTACTCACAAGATGCGTAGAGATACAAAAGACGGAGACCCAGATAAAGAAGCTAATTTTTACGTTCTAAAACATACTGCGATGCCAGCTATATTAAGTGAGAATTTCTTTATGACAAATGAAAAAGAATGTAAACTTTTAATGAGTGAAGACGGTAGAGATAGAATAGCTAAAATACATTTTGAAATGATAAAGGAAATTGAACAATGAAAGTAATATATTTAATTTGCGTTTTAACGCTTTTTTCGTGTTCGGCTAAGTATCACTATAGAAAGGCACTTAAAAAGGGCTTAGAACTCACGCAAACAAGCGACACGATAAGAATTAGCACAATAGATTCTGTGCCTGTAATAAAACACGACACAATTGTATACGAAAAGTTCTTTAGTTCAAAAGATACCGTAGTAATGTATAAGAATGTTTATGTACCACAAACACGTTTGGAAACACGAATAGAATACAAGCTAAAACGTGATACTTTAAAAATGATTACAAGAGTAGAAGTACACAAAGCAAAAGCAGATGCCAAAATAAACAAGAAGCCAAACTATTGGGGTATGTTAATTTTTATTGCTTGTGTTTTTCTTGTAGGGTTGTTCGGAACGAAGTTGGTAAATAAATACTTATGAAGTTAATAAAACACGGAAGAAACGTACACGAATTACAATTAGAACATACCAACCAAGTTGCAATGCTATCGGATTTGCATTGGGACAATCCTAAATGCGACCAAGAACTTCTTAAACAACATCTTGATTATTGTAAAGAAAATTCAATACCTGTTATGATTAATGGCGATATGTTTTGTTTAATGCAAGGTAGAGGCGATAACAGAAGAAACAAAAGTGATATACGACCAGAACACAACAACGCAAGATATTTAGATTCTATTGTAGAAACCGCAGTAGAATGGTTTGCACCGTATGCAGACATACTTACAGTTATTGGTTATGGCAATCACGAAACGGCTATTATCAAGTGGCAAGAAACAGACATACTTCAACGCTTTGTAGACTTGCTTAATTTAAAATGTCATTCAAACGTGCAAACAGGTGGTTATGGTGGTTGGTTAATTGTTAAATTGATTAAACACAATAAAGCTTTTCCGTTTAGAATAAAATACTTTCACGGTTCTGGTGGTGGTGGTGTAGTTACCAAAGGTGCTTTGAACTTAACAAGGGCTTTAGAAATGTATGAAGGTTTTGATGTGTTTACTATGGGACACATTCACGAAAATAGCTGCCGTAATGATGTTAGGGATTCTATAAAGCACCAAGCAAAAAACGGATATAAAATAGAACACAAGTATTTACATAGTATGATAACAGGAACATACAAAGAAGAATACCAAGAAGGTGCTTATGGTTGGCACGTTGAACGAGGCGCACCCATTAAACCATTAGGTGGGCGAATACTTGACTTAAATATATCACGAAAACAAAAAGATGGTCAAGATTTTAGCACTAAAATCATAGATTCACGAAGATTTATTTAATTTATTTTAATACATAACTTGTTGTTTTATAGCACGTTATAAAATAATTGTAATTTTTTTT